GTATTATATTAATTAATCGGTGATTGGTTTACAATCAACTGCGTTACTCGTCATATCGCAATTGACGTTAAAAGGAGAAACATATGTCTGCGGACAACGAAGAATGGAATACGATTACACCTAATACAAGTGAAGAAGTAGAAGACAAGATTGAAATTGAGATTGAGGGTGAAGAAGAACAACCTCAAGAAGAACAACCAGAAGTAGAAGCCAAGCAGGTAGATGAAGCACCTAAAGAAGAAGCTGCTTCAGAAGAGCCTCAGTCTGGCGCACAAAAACGGATTCGTCAACTTGTTCGTCAAAAGAAAGAGCGAGAAGAACAAATCCAAAGCCTTATGGCTAGACAGCAAGAACTTGAAGAACGGTTGAAAAACCAGCAACAAGAAATTACTACTTCTGTTGAAAAGAATTTTGAAGCTGCTGAACAGCAAATTCAAAGTCGTATCGCAATGGCAAAGGATGCTTATAAGCAAGCCCTTGAATCAGGAGATACTGACCGTATTGTTCAGGCGCAGGAATACTTGAGTAATGCACAAACAGATGCAACTACTCTTAAAGTTACTAAGCAGCAGTATCGTCCTGCAGCGGAACAACAAGTACAGCAGACTTCACAGCCTGTACAACAGCAGGCACCTCAGTATGATAAGCTTGCAGTTGAATGGGCAGGTAAGAACCCTTGGTTTGGTCAAGACAATGTAATGACTACTCTGGCTTTGGAAACAGATGCAGAGTTAAAAGCAGAAGGTTATGACCCAGCCGATGAAGATTTCTATCAAGAGATAGATGCAAGACTACGTTCCAAATTTCCAGAACGGTTTGGAGGAACACCTAATCGCCAGCAGGAAGCGTCACCTCCTGCCCAAGTGGTCGGTGGAGCATCACGCACTTCATCAGCCTCTGCGTCTGGTAGTGGACGTAAAGTCAGACTTACTAAGGAAGACTTACGACTAGCAGACAAATGGGGTATATCACTGGAACAATACGCCGCTGAAAAGCTAAAGGTTGACAAGGCCGATGGCGAATACACTTCAGTTTTTGGTAATAAATAACAGCGTGGAGGAAAATAAAATGGCACGTAATATCACACAATCACGTAGTGCAGAGTCTCGTGAACTCAATACAAGGGAACAGTATGAAGAATATCGTGAGCCTAATATGCTTGATATTCCAGAAGATGTTCAGATTCGTTTTGCAAATGAAGGGATGGCTCTTCGTTGGGTGCGTATTAACTTACGTGGGCAAGACGATTACAAAAATGTTGGCAAGAAAGTACAAGAAGGCTGGCAGTTTGTAGACGTATCTGAGGTTCCTGAGATGCAGCACACATCCTTCGTGAAGGATAATGGACGGTATGAGGGAGCAGTCTGTCGTGGAGACTTGGCCCTAGCGAAAATGCCACAGGCAAAAGTAGACAGCCGTTCACGGTACTATGAGAACAAAAGCCATGAGATGGTTGACGCAGTTAATCAACAGCTTATGGGTTCAAATGATTCTCGTATGCCAATTAAGAATAGTAGTAAATCAAGTGTTACTAAGGGAAGAACCCCTCGTTTTCAAGATTAAATGATACAGGGGACGGAACTTGGTAAGTGCAATTTTTTTTAAACAGGAGAAAAACAAATGACTTCATCTAAAGCATTGTTTGGCTTCCGTCCCTCCCGCAAGCGCGGTGGTACACCTAACAATCAGGCTACTAATGAGTATCCGATTGCTTCAGGTTACGCTGCAAACATTTTTACTGGCGACCTTGTCCGTATTAATGCAGGAAGTTTGGAAGTTATTACCACCACTACAGAAGTAGCCCAAGGCGTATTCATGGGTTGTCGTTACGTAGTTGATGGCGAACAAAAATTCAACAAGTACTGGCCTTCAGGAACTTCAGCAACCGATGCATATGCACAGGTACTGGATGATTCACGGCAGGTATTTGAGGTTCAGGCCGATGCGTCTGTAACCGCAGGTGACCTTTACGGTTCACAAACTTTTGCCGTAACTCTTGGTTCAGGTTCTACCTTCACAGGTATTTCTGGTCATGGTGTTGCTGCCGCCACTCGCGGTACAGGTATTGCTATGTGTGCGCCAATTGACGCAGTAGCAGAGCCGGGCAACGATGTTGATGTAGCTGCTGAGAACGCATTCCTTAAAATGAATGTACGTATCATCCAGCATACAGACAACCTTCTCACAGCAGTTGTTACTGCTCCTGCAACCATTACAGCATACTTGCTGGGCTAATTTAGGGAGAAATTTAAATGGCTATTAATCGCGGAAGTATTGCGAAAGAACTTCTCCCCGGCCTCAATGCCGTATTCGGTATGGAGTATGGAGAAGTATCTGACGAACACGCACCTTTGTTTGAAACAGAAAATTCAGACCGTGCGTTTGAAGAAGAAGTACTGTTCTCTGGCTTTGGCACTGCACCTACTAAAGGTGAAGGTGCTGCTGTATCATATGATGATGCACAAGAAAGCTACACAGCACGGTACACACATGAAACAATTGCACTTGCATTTGCAGTCACTGAAGAAGCTATGGAAGATAATCTTTATGATACCTTCGCCAAGCTTCGCGCACGTGGTCTTGCTCGTGCAATGGCAAACACCAAGCAGGTAAAAGCTGCTGATGTCTTCAACAACGGCTTTAATGCTGCATATGTTGGTGGAGATGGTGTACCATTCTTCTCAGGTTCACACCCAACTGTATCTGCTGGTGTTCAGTCAAACGACCTTGGCGCAACTGACTTGTCAGAAGCTGCTCTGGAAGCTGCACTGATTTCAATCTCAAAAGCTACAGATGACCGTGGCATTCTGATTGGTCTGCAAGCTAAGTCTTTGCACGTACCTTCAGATTTGGCATTTACCGCTGACCAGATTCTGAACAGCACAATGTCAACAACCATTGGTGTAAACCCAACAACTGCAGCTAACGGTGCGACTAATGTTAATGACATTAACTCAATCCGCAATCAGGGTCTTGTACCGGGTGGCTTCTACGTGAACCGCCGCTTTACAGACACTGACGCTTGGTTCATCAAGACTGATTGTCCGAACGGTGCAAAGATGTTTGTCCGTGCGCCACTTCAGACTAAGATGGAGCCTGACTTCGACACTGGTAACCTCCGCTTTAAAGCACGTGAGCGTTATTCATTCGGTTGGTCAGACTGGCGTAGCTTCTACGGCGCAAACGGCTAAGTTTAAACCGTAACAATAAAATAAAAAAAGAAGAGGGATACGCTTTTGTATTCCTCTTTTTTTGTGTATAATATAAGAAATTAGACAATAACTAACAAAAGGTAAAACATTATGTCTTCTAATATTCGTACAGGCTTTGTAACTGGTAGCGGTGCATTGCTTGATTCAGCTACCAGTGTTACAGTCGCTAACACTCGTATTAAAGGTATCTACTATACAGGCGTAGGTTCGTTTGTAATTACAGGTACTCAAACAGATTCTTATGGAAATATTACTGGAAGCAACATTAAGTTTGTTGGAACCACTGCGTCTGATGCAGGTGACATTATGTTGCCTGACTTTGGTATTCGCACAACAGGACCAGTAAAAGTTTCAGCCCCTACATCTGCAGCAACAGTGACAGTATTCTATGGCTAATTATACTTACCTAGTTGACGACTTAATTGGCGCAACAGAGAATGATGGTACTGAGTTTCTTGCTTATATTCCTAAGATAGTGAATAGAGCAGAAGAACGTATGACACGTGACATAGATGACTATGGCCTTGTGACATATACTTCTATTGCTGTATCCGCTGGTAATAACATTGTTACACTACCAGTAGGAACTAGAATTATTAAAAACTTTACAGTATCATTAGGTGCTTCAGGTAAAACACCTCTTCTTCAAAGAACAGATGAATATATTAATGATTACTGGCCTATTGCAGCTAGTACATCTGATATACCAATTTATTATGCTCGTAGGAATAATACTACTATTGTAGTTGCTCCTACAACTAATGCAACTTATTCAGGGGAAATTGTTCATGTTAATAAACCAGTTGCATTAACATCTGCTACTCCTAACAATTATTTTTCTGACTATTGCTATGATGCTTTGTTTAATGCCTCTATGGTAGAAGCAATGATATTTATGAAGAACTTTGAAACAGTACAAATATTTGAACAGCGTTATCAACAAGCCTTAGAAGGTCTACGTAACCAAGCAAGACGCACAAGAAGGGATGATATGGAAACACCTGCATCTCCAGCGGGTGCAGATAATCCAGGAGTGCTAAAATTGTTAAAGAAATTGTAAAGGCAGTAGCTAAACCTGCAGCTAAGAAAACCACAAAGGGACGTAAACGTGGACGTAAGTCTGCAGCCTTTCGTGCTGAACGTGCAGCCAAGCAAAAAGAAAGCCGTCAAAAACTTGCAGGTAAACGTGGACCACAACACCGTGGTCAGAAACTTCTTAAAACAGAAGCGGCTAAACCTAAACTTACTCTTGGTCAAAAGCTAAAAAGAGAAAAAGGTAAAGCAGATACTTCTGGTCTTAGTGCTGAACAAAAAAAAGAACGTAGTTCTTTAGTGGCACGTATTATTCGTGAACAACGTGCAGCTAATAAAAGTGGTTCTTCTTCTGGAGGAGTTCGTAAACAAACTCTTAATAAAGAAGGTATACGCTTAGTTGAAAAAGGTGATTCGGCTTCTATTGAAAAGATTATTAAGAATCCTAAGAAGTATATGTATGAAGGTGCAGACGCCCCTTTGATTTCTAAGGATGCAGGAACAGAATTTGCAACACGTAAGGATGCACGTGAAGCATTTAAAGAAATGTCTAAAAGTGAAAAGATTGAATATATTCAAAAGAACTTTACACCTAAGATGACATCAAGACAGATTTCAGATGTACTTGGTCAAGGTAAGGGAGAACCAAAACTTCCTAAACAACAAAACATTGCATCAATAGTACGTAAACTAAAACGTCAAGGTTATCCTTCGTCTTTATCTAAACTTAAAGAAGCACAAAAGAAACGTAGCCTTGGTGTTAAGTCTAGAGGACCTGTAGGACGTATGGGAACTACTACTGCTCCTTCAAGAAAGAAAAAAGGCGGTAAGGTTGGAACTAAACGCCGTGGATGTGGTGCAGCCCTTCGTGGATTTGGAAAGGCTATGAAAT